ATTTCTGCGAGAACTCCTTCCGCTTCGTCTCCAGAGTGTCAGAATGCCGCCACATGAGCGACCGCACGGTGTCACGGGCAAGCCCGGTGATCTCGGAGGTGCTTTTGATGCTCTTGCCCTGTGCGAGTAGCCAGAGGCACTTTGCCGCCGCCTGCGGGTTCCAGAACTCCACACGCTGCCTGTTGCCGTGTTCCTCGGCTCGGCGCATGACCTCTGCGAACCACTCTTGATCTGGTTCTGCGGTTAGTTTCTCGCTCATGGTGGTTAGTTTTACTTCAGCTTTGCGGCACTAGAAATGGCATCTGCATTTCCAGACGCTTTCTTTCCGTATTTCATTCTGTATTCGGACTCAACCTCCGCATCGGTATCGGCGTAAATGGTGTCAATCGCGTCAGAATCCCCTTGGGCTGCGGATGATGCAAGTGCGTGAGCAAGGTCTGGAGCGTCTTTTTTAACGGCAAAGAACGCGCCGCCATCGCTCTCGTAGATTTCATATCCAACTCGTTTCAATCCATCGAAACCCCTCGGCATTGGTTTGCTGAATGCCCGAATATATTCTTGGGCAATTTGCTTGTCGCTATTGTCTTCCATTTCTTTGTGATTTGGTTTCTTTGTTTTTACCTTTTTCCGCGCGGAAGACAATGCCAATTTTGGACTGATCTCGGATTGTATTTACGATGTTGAATTCGGATGCCTTGCTGTTTGGGTCGTTCAGCTTCAGCTTGCCCGGCTTGACTGGCAACTTTGAGTATTCGTTTACGAAATCAGGGAATGATTCCAGCACCGATCTTTGGTTGGTGTTGTAGATGTGCTTGGACTCTGCCGGGCCAAGCATAGACCAAAGATATGCCTCATGAGCGACAAAGTTTGGGTTGGATTTAAGTTGCTGTGCTGCCTTTTGTTCAGATGGTGACATCCTAGCAATTTCCCGTGGATCATCTCCAAGGTAGACTGCCTTAAAGTTAGGGTCACTGGAAAGCTCGACTGAGCTTACAATGTGTAGACTATCACCAGTCAACTGATCTCCAATTGCCTGTGAGATTTTCTGCGAGTCAAACCCGTGCCATTTTACGGATGCTTCCTTGTTCTTTACAGCAAGGATGAGAGACTTTCTTCCCTTGAATGTATTCGAGAACCTGTCCAGCTCGCGTGATGGCAATAGACTTTCAGCTTTCTTGAATTCCTTGGTCTTTTGATATGCCTTGAGTGCCTTCTCAGCATCGACCATTGCCTTTTTCCTTGATTCGGATTTGGTGTTTTTCTCGTAAGCCCTCCGCTTGTTTTGGTAATCCCTAAACAACGCATCTACTTTAACCTCCTCATCCCCAGCTAACTTGACACCAAGTGACTCCTTTAGAAATTGGTTCTCATCGTCAATGTCTTTTTGATTTCCTTCAATTTCGTTTTCTAACGCTAGTCTCTCTTCGGAACTCAATGGTTTTTTCCCAACATATCCTTTTGCTTGAGATATTGCCTTATCGTCTTTCTTCAGTAAATCAATAAGATCCTTTTTGGTTTTTAGCAACGCTCTCAAGTCCTGCTTGTTTGCTGATGATTGTGCCTTTTTGAGCGCAACATTCATCACAATAAGCAATGTGCTTTGATCTTTTGCCGAAAGGTTGGAGTTGGCAATCTCGTTTGAGAAGATACGAACCGTTCTCGTATTTGAATCATGAGCGTGCTGATCCATGTTATAGGTAAGAAGTGTGGTAGCACCATACTTCTGCGCCTTGGTGGACATGTTCTTTACCGGCCCCCATGCATTGTTAGACCAAACAAGCTTGTACTCATTTCCATTACCATCATCAACAATGATGTCTTGGTTAACTTTCAGGTCTGGAAATGAATGACCACCCATGTCACCGTCAGTAGCACCATGCCTGTCTGCCATCGCTAGCTGTACAACCGCGCCATCGTACAAATCGTCGAAGTCTGCGAATTCAGGCTGCTTCATTAGTTGTGGATCAAACTTAAATGACACATCTTCTCCATTCTTGTTCTTCGCATATAGGATGGATGCTCGCTTATCGAACTTTGACACCGTGAAATCCTCTACTGGGTATTCATGCCTAGTTGAGATTGTTGGGAGTGCTTCTGTGCTTTTGATTGGCCTATTAAGATTTACGATTCCATCAGGCCCAATAGACTGATAAAGGAATGTAGTGTCCCGGCTAGACTGGTAATTTGCAGGAAGTGGTTCTGGCATGAACCTCTTCTGAGCCTCATACATTCCAGCATGGGTGGTCTCCAATCCTTTTGCCTTGTCCCACAACCAGTGGTGCGTGACATGCGCCCATACATCCCGTGGAACCTTCTGACCTCCTTCTGCAACACCTTGCAATAGACTAATGCTATTGTCGATTCGATTGAACATCTCCTCGCGAACACGCTTGTCGCTAAATGTATCTTTTACCTTTCTCGCTAGGTCTGCTTCCTTTGTCTTTAATGTTCCAACATCAGCTTTTCCAGTAAGCCAGAAATTGATTTCAACCGCATCAATTGTTGGGGTGTTTCCAAGACCAAGAAGATGACTAATAAATCCTTTTTTCCCGGTGCTTACTCCATTCAGCAACTGTACAGCGTCCAACACCTGTTTGCTTTTCCCTTTACTTTGGTTTAATTGATCAACCACCACGGGAATTTTTGACAGGTTTTTGTCTGAAAACACATTGAATGTTTTAAACCTATCATCGCCATATGCTTTTCTTACTTGTACCAGACCATCCCAGTCGGAGGCTGATGTAGTTCCAGCTTCGGCATTATCAAGTGCCACTTTACCCTCTGGTGTTCCCAACCAATAAGCCGCAGCCTCCTCTGGTCTAATAGTCTTTTGTCCTGACTTACCAGTGTCTGTAAACAGATCGGGAGGATTAAAGTCAATTCCCACCTTTGACAGCTTGTCTCTCAATAGGTCAACGCTAACAGCACCAGTTCCCTGTGATGCAACGGTCATTGCGTACGCCTTCCACACATCCCTAGGGGTCAATGATCCAGACACCAATTTCTCTCGTTGTTTAGCAATGAAGTCTGCTACTGGAGTTAAATATTCTGGAAATGGGCCTAGTATTTTTGCAGCCATCTTCCTCGGAATAAAGTTCGTAGAATCCAGTTCTTGCAATACCTCTGTTGGCGTTGCCTTTGAGCCTTCTGGCATGAAGCGCATCTGACTAGTCTGATCTACAGCAGGAGCCTCTTGTGGCTCCATCCACCCGATAGCATCCGCAGGATACGACTCCAGCATCGCCTTGGATGTGATGGGAATCAGCTTCTCATCCATCTCGTTGATCGCAAACATCTGCTTGCCGTCTGCCCATCGTCCTTGAGCCTCCTGTGCGTTGGCTACGGGGTTGAGGTCTTCTGGGGAGACACCCTCTGGCATCTTCCTTGCCATATCAGATTCATTGCTTTGAGACATATATGACGGAATGGTTTCCCCGCCTATGAACTTTCCAACATCCTCAATGTCTTCTAATTGTATCCGATCCCATGTTCTGATGTATTGATCTCCAGCATAACCATGCAAACTTATGTTTGATGGATTTATTTTCAACAATACTGAGTTGTCACCAATTGGGGCATATGTTATAGCCGATAGTGGTGAAGATGCCATGTTGACACCTTCTTTTTTGGATACTGCATATCTTTGATCGCTATCAAGATAACCTTGTTCTTGAATTCTATCCCAATCTTTCTGGGTGACCGATCTGAATAATGGGCCATTTGACTCCACCCTAAATGTATCTCCTAACGGAGTTTTAGTTGGCTCATTGGTGAGCCTTTTGATTTGTGTTGCCTCTGGCATGAATCGGGTGGGGGTCTGCTCGCCCTCTGGCATCGCTCGCTGGGCTTCTGGCATGCGGACTTGGCTATCCTCGTAGCTTGGAGTGTAGCGTAGATCCTTTGGCTCGCCGTTCTCGTCTAGGATTGGCTCACCTTCTGGGAGGTAGTTGATCTTCACCAGATTGTTCTGGTAGGGCAGATTGGTAGATCCAACCATCTGAGTCGCCTTGTTGATCCGATCAAGCCTGTAGGTCTTAACCACTGCGTCAACTTTATCTGACGCGACTAGCGGGTTAATGTCTTTGTGTCCTGCACCGACATTGCCGAACACGGAGTTGATGAACGCCTTGTGAGACTCCCATGCAGCACCATACTTCTCCTTGAAGTGTGCGTCAGTAGGTTTGCCATCGGCTTCCCCGTGTAGCTCAATCACTTTGTTTACATCGCGCAGGATAGCTTCAATGTTGCCATCGTACAACTGAACACCCTTTTTGCTTGCCGCCTTCTTGGATATGTTGGCATGCATCTGGTTCGTACTCATGATACGAATCAAGATGTTACCATTCTTGGTGATTTCAACACCATACGGAACCACATCGCGCAGGCTTGGCTCAATCTGGTCGTATCTCCATTTGCCTTTTTTGTTACGCTTGAGTGCGGCTTGGTAGATGATCGAAAAACGATTACCCCTAGTCTCTGGTGCGGCATTCGGATCTAGTGTTGCCTTGGCTGCTTCGTTAAGCATCTCAAGTTGGCGAATTTGCGGGTTGTTGAACCTGCCAGATAGACGAAGTATCCGAATTTGATCTTCGGTCAAATACTTTCCGCTCCAAGTTTGAGTGTCTGGGTTATAAACAAGTTGACCTTCAGCAATGGTCTCACCATTCGCTTGTCGTCTGTTCTGATCGTCAATCAAGAGAAGACCTGCGGTTGCTCGCATCTCTTCGGTCTCCTTCTTGAGCGGGATAAAATCACCATCCTTATCAAGGAACGGAACGCCATCAGCGTCCCCCTCCCAGAATGACACCATTGACTTGAGAATAGGATCTGTCTTTCCGTTGATCTTGAGCTTAACACCTTCCTTGGCCTTTACTCGCGCTTGATCAAATCCACCCTTTCGGCCAACGGAATCGCTGACCATTTTCTTGAACATCCTGCGGATCTCTGGACTCTGGTACATTTGTCCACCTAGGAATCCATTTCCTGATACCATCTTACCATTCTTGTCCATCACGCCGCCCAACTTGAAGTGTAGGTCGCGCAAGATGGATGACTTGTTAAGGATAGAATCACCTAGCGCACGAACCTTGTCGTTGATGATCATGCGTCCCGCCATCTTCCCGAACTTTCCGCTTTCGACAAGACCTAGCATGTCTTCAACATTGCTCTCGATGAAGTATTCCTCGGCTAGGTACTTTTCGCTTGGTGCTTGAAACTCTCTTTCATTGGCGTGTATCTTGTCTCCAATTGCCTCACGCATCTTGATCATTTGTGCGTGTTGCTGGCGCAGGCGATCCACATACTCTTCTTTGAATGCCTCGTATTGTGGCTCGTACTTACCATCAGCAGTACGAAGAATCCCACCAGTCTGGTATCCATCTCCAACAAGTTGCGCGACAATTCCCTCACCAATCCCGTTGTTCATCATGTGGTGCATGAATTCATGCGTCACCAATGGCTTAATTGGATTGCTGGAGTTTGGGTTGATGTAAATGGTGTTCGTGTTTGGGTCGATTCCACCACCACCAATGGTTGTGAACATCACCCTTGCGCCGGGATTGGTTGCAGAGAATGTACCAATAGCTCTCCTGTAATCCTCTGGCATGCCGTTGAACATCACCCGTTGCTGAGGGTCTTCTAGCGTCCTGTAGAAATTAAGTGCATTTCCATTCTGGAGGGAGCGAATCTTCTGCTTGCTTCCCATCGTAATAGCCCCAAGGCCACCACCAGCACCACCGAAAAACACAGCTTCTGACAACGCTTCTCCAATTGACCCCGCATCCATTTTGCCACCCTCTGCAACATATTGGAATGCGAGGTCGGCTGGAACTGCGGCTAGAACACCTTTGGTGGTTCTTACACCCAAGTCAGTCACACGACCGCCAAGAGTAGCGGTATCCATAAGCCCGGCAATGGCGCGGTTGACTGGGCCTTGATTTGGCATTTCGTATATACGCTTCCAAAAGTTAATATCTGCGCGAGACTTCATGGCCTCCTTGCCTACCAAGTTAATGAATTTTCCAGCACCCTCAATAAACGGAGCAGTAGACCATGCGGTCTTTATTGCCGCAGGAATAAATGCCGCTGGGCCTAGCCCAGCTGCTGCTCCAACTGTTCCTAGACCAGAGAGCGATGAAATCTTGTTCATCGCGTTGTAAGCCTTATCAACGCCAATCTTGGAGGCTAATTTCGACAATCCCTTGTCGATTCCGATCATGTTACGACCAACATACTCAAGAGTTGACCCAACCATAGTAATCGGCATGTAAGGAACCTCCTTGGCCTTCTGCATCATCTGGTTGAACTTGTCAGCAACGGTTGCATCCTTTGTCATCGTTGCGATGTCATCGCTGACGCGGGTAATCTCGTCCTGTAGACCTCCTAGCTTCACCCCAGTCTCTTGAGCTTGACGACGAATCGCATTTGCGGCGGTGATTTGACTGTTTGCTCGATCCACAAACCCACGCTTGGAAAGTCTAGCAGCAGTCTCCTCTGCTCGCGCCGCTTGTTGCTCAACTGTTTTAATTGCAAACTGGTAGTCTGCGGCTTGCTTTTGAAGTGCCGTTAACTCTTTGGTTTTAGCAAGAACCTGTTGCGCTTTTTGTTCTGATCTCAAAAGAGATCCACTAATTGGCGCGGTAATTCCACGGGCGGCTTTAAATCCAACTGCAAATGCCGCTGCCTCTGGAGCCGCTGGATTTATGATAGATGCAGCCAATCCCATTGCCTTACCCTGCTCCACCACTTCTTTGGTTCTTTCCGGGCCAAGCAACTCTGCGGCTTGTTGATATGACTTAACGAACTCCGTAACGCCTGTAAGTTGGTCTACGGCTTCAGAAACGCTAACATTAGCGGCATCATTTAACACTCGCTCTCTAGCTTGACGGGTTGCTAGAATGTTTGCGTCCTTTTGAGCTTGGCTAATAATGTCAACCTCTGATCCACCAGCAATTCCAGTTGGAGTTGACATTGCGCCACGCATCATTAGCTCGCCAGCACCCAAAAGCGTGTAAGTGCCTTGATCGGAAAATTCCTTAATGGCTTCCTCAGTTCGTATGCGAGTAGCTGCGCGTTGTTCTGGAGTATAGTCTGTTTCAAGTTGTTGCTTAACTCCAGAGACAACATCAATAACCCCTGCTGGGCCTTTGGCTATTCCACCTATTGCCTGAATTGCCCCCATTGCTGGTTCCGCTTCTTCGTAAAGTGCCGCGCCAAGGTTTTGAGTTGCTTTCCATAGCTCCTTTGCCCCATCCGAAAACCTAGCCATAGCACCTCTGCCATCATCGTCAAGATTTAGCTCCTCGGCCTTCCCATAAAGACTCAAATTATCTAGCTCAAGCAAGTCCTCACGCTTGGAAAGCACTGCTCTCCCGGTATCGTTTAGCGTGTAGTCATCGTTCAGTGCGCCAACCTTTTTCAAGGAAAGTGCCATCTGACCGCTCTCTGTAACCTGCCCATCCGGGGTAGCATACCCACGCGCAACTAGATCCTCAACAGAGTTTACAGCTGGGAACAACTGGTTGTCATACAATGGTTGATTGTTCGCATTGTAAGTTGGTACGGCAAAGTCTTGAGGAAGTGCCGCAACATCCTCTGGAGCGGCATCCTTTACAGCCATGCTCAGGCTGTGTTGTTCAAGGGCTTGTTTTAGTGCGTCCCGTTGTTGGGGGGTCATTGTGGTTATCGTGTTGGAAAGAATATAGATTCAAGTCCCACTGGAGTAACCGCAGATGGTTGTGATTGCGGTTGGGCTTGTGGTGCTGGTTGAGTTGTACCAGTACCCTGTCCGCCTTGCAATCTGCTTTTTAGGCTATTAACCCTGTTGAAGTATTGAATCTCATCCCGGAACAAAGGCAGTGTTTGTGGCGCGTTTAGGATTTCATTTGCCCTTGATGTTTGCCGTTTTGATGCCTCGGTTAGCTTCTTCCCATTGGCATCGTATGTTGCTGGTGTCATTGGAGAGGTGTCAAATATGCTATCATCAGCACCAAGGTTCTTACCTGCGCGGATAGCTGTATTTGCCATTTGCATCAATGATTTTTGAGCAGAGTTCCAATCTTGCTTTAGGTTGAAAGCACTTACTGCACTTTGCAGCGCAAATGTTTCACGCTCAGACATATTGGCAGCAGTTCCGCTTTGCGCTTTAATATCTGCCATTGCCTGCACCAAGTCTTGACCCTTGAGGTTTTCGTACAACGCATAAACACCACCCTCGGTACGGGCAAGTTCTCTTAGCTTTTCTTCGGGTATTGCTTTTCCAAAAACCTTACTTGCTTCTGGGTGATTGGCAAGTTGTTGAATGACATCAAATCTTTCCAAGATCTTATACATGCCAGCACGATCCCGCGCACGAATTTTAGCCCTGTTGATGGTAGAAATGTTCCTTCTGTTGTACTCTTCCTCAGACATTACTTGTGGGCCTTTGGACTCTGGTTGCATAAGAAGTTGCAACTCCATTTCCTTAACAACATTTTCACTTGGGGCAGTTGCTACATCTTGGTACGCTTGATTGAGAGCAGATTCGTACAACTTAGCCTTGCGCGGGGAAAGCGAGGTAAGTCTTTTCAGTTCTTCGCTAGAAGATTGTGCCTGTTTTACTTGCGACTCTTTCGCCATCAACCCAAGACCAGCACTTTTTTGCTCTGGTTTAGG